ATCAGATCGAATCTGATTTATTTCAGCATGAATTCTTCCTTTATGTTCAAATTTAATAATTTGATCAATAAAAGTAGTATGAGCCTTGTTTATTTCTCTAGCTTTTGCTATCTTCTGTACTAAAGGATGACTATGTTCTTGCAAAAAATTTTTAGTAAAGGATGGTGCTTGTGACTTTTCCGTTCTATCATAAGATAAAGAAAGTTTGTCAAACACTTTGGCAATCGATCTTGCTGCCCATATTTCAGTATCTAGTCCTGTTTCTTTTTTCACTTCTAGTAATAACTGCTGCTCTTGTTTTAATAATTGTTGTTTCAATAGGTGAGCTCTTTCTACATCAACGCGAACGCCTTTAAATCTCATATCTACTAGACAAGGAAATAAATCTGTTTCTAAATTAAAAATAGATTCTATGTCTTGATGAATAATTTCTTTTTTAAATATCTGCCAAAGTTCTAATGTCATCTCCGCATCTTTTTCAGCATAAGAACCTACTTCCATGGCAGGAAGTTGCCACATATCTGCTTTAGGATCTAGTCCTCTTGACTTAGCTGCCTCTACTAATAATGCTTCTGATTTACCATATCCAAGATAATCCCAACCCAATGAATTTAAAGTATAAGCAAATCTATTTTCATCAATTAGACTTGCTGCAATCATGGTATCTACAATTAAACCATTGATTTTTATACCTAAATTACGTATCCAACATACGTCATACATTGCATTATGAAATATTTTAATGGCATCGGTTGCCATAGTATCTTTAAACCATTCCAATACTCTTCTCTTATCCATGTTGGGCCCTGATCCGTGAGCAATGGGAAAATAAAATTTTCTTCCAGGAACAGCAACAGCAATACCTACTACTTCACCATTACCAATAACCGATCCCGATCCTTTTGATTTTAAATCAGGATCTCTTGTTTCTAAGTCAACTGCAATTTCATCATAACTTCTTAAATCAGGAAGTTCTTCCGGTTCAATCCATTCTGTCTGTGCTTCAAATAAAGGTACTTTCATTTTCTTAGCCTTTCTATTTCTAGTTCACAGTAATGAATAATTTTTTTAAGATCTTCAATACCATTTTTATCTTTATATCTAACTACATATTTAATAACATTTCCTTGAAAAAAGGAAAGGTTGTTTTCTGTTATAAATGTATAAGGTTGTATTTTATGTTTAGAATAATGATCTCCTCCTTCTTGTCTCTCGGAAGGAAATATTCTATCTAAGTCTGCTTTTGTTGTCATAATTGATATCCATACCTTTCTTTTTTTGCTGATAATAAAAATAAATTATCTGAACATCTAGTAACACCTACATACCATACTCTATGTTCCTCGTCCAGTTTGTCTGTATTTAAGGTCAGTGCATTTCTAATTTGTCTTGCATTGTCTAATACTAAAATAACATTTTCACATTCTCCACCTTTGGCTGCATGTATGGTAGATATTTCTATATTAGGTTCTTCACTTAATTTTTCACCATTAGCTAACATGTTTCTAATATATAAACATTCAGATTGATTAGCATTGGTAAATGCTTCAAACCATGTCAACGTTCTTTTAAATCCAAGATCTTCCATTACTATTTCTGTTTTATTTTTGAATCTACTTTCATCATAATCAACACTTAGATAATCATATATATCTTTACAATCAGATACATTAATCTTCTCTCCTTTACATAGAAGAGTCCAATTTAATATGGATTTATATAATTTTTTATCATAACTTTTTCCGTAAAAAGGTGTTCTATTATAATTAAAATAAACATTTCTTTCTTTCAATAAGGTAGCAATTTCTAATGCTCTATAAGTAGTCCTTGTTAATATAAGCCATTTATTTTTAAATAAATTAACTTGATCTATATTATGAATTTTTTGTACAGATCCTTCTATTATTTTATTAGTTACTTTATCTTTTTTAGGAAAATATTTTTTTATCTTTCTAGGTCCTCTAATCCTATCTATGATAACTTCTGATATTTCTTGTATAGCTCTAGGGACTCTTGAAGATTGATCTAGTACAGTTTCTTCTGCTTCTTCATAAATAAATCTATTTACATCTGCACCAGCCCAGGCAAAGATGGCCTGGTCATCATCTCCTGCTAAATAAATATCTTTTGCTTTTGTCTTTAATATATCAAACATCTGCCATTGAATAGGAGATAAATCCTGTGCTTCATCTATAAAAATGGCTTCAAAAGATGGAGATTTTTCATGATTCTCTTTATGTAGAAAATCTTTAATCATATCAGTATAATCAACTAAGTCATTCTGTTTTTTAAAATAATCTAGTTGCATACTTATCTGTAAAAGAATATCCTTATTGATTTTTCTACTCCATTGATTTGAATTAAATTCTTCTAACACAGATATATTTTTTACTTGTGCTTTTGTTATTAATTTGAAATACTCATTGTCACAATTTAAATAAAAATTTCCTTCTTTATTAGAATCAAATGCTACTCGAATACTTAGTTGTTCTCCAATTTGTTCATAATGAACTGGTTGCATAACTCTGTCTTCCGATAATCCTAATGTATTAAATGCAAAAGAATGTAGCGTTTGAAAATATCTTAAATCAGATTTTTTCATACCATGATAATTCTCTATCATTCTATCTTTAGCTTCATTTGCAGCTTTTTTAGTGAAAGCAAAATAACCTATTTTTGTTGGGCTAATTCCTTTTTGCAAATATTCTCCCACATAATTTAATAAAGTAGTTGTTTTTCCTGTTCCTGGAGGTCCTAATACTTTCTTAATCATTACATTATATCCTCTTTACTTGGCATAGGTACTACTTGTTTATTTGATTCTTCTCTAATAAAATATTTTTTAGGCATAACCACTACATCAATAGGTGGATTTGATTTTTTATCTGTAGGTTTTTTAGGAAATCTTTTAGAAACATCATGTTTAGCTTCAAACAATCTAGTCATTAATTCTGTTGTCTTTAATCTATTTTCTTTCCATTCTCTATTTTTAATATGATCAAAGAAAGGAGTGAATTTAAATAAACATCTTCTTTTTCAAATAATACAGATCCACTTCTAAATGAAACATCATTCTTAGCTTCTGGTCCATTAATCCAATCTATTAATTCCTGTTCTAAAATACCTTCTAAGGTAGCACTCTTAGGTGGTTTAATAGTCTCAGGATTTTTAGTTGAAAACAAAACATCAATTACAGATTCTTGATATTCCCATTGTTTAACCATAGGAGGTACAAATCCTGCAGCATTACCTATTAAATTTCTCATCTCTAATTGGTTAGTTATCTGTCTTATGTTTTTAGCTCTACAACTAATCACACCAGATCCATCTGGCTTTTCGATATTAAAAGTATACTCTGGTTCCGGATAATCATATTTCTGTAGCCCAGATACTTTAGGATATCTTTTTTTCTTATCCGATAAGATACCAAACTGTCTTTTGATACATTCTGATTTAATGCAAAAATCTTTTATTGGATCTTCATTGCAAGTATGTCCTTTAGTTTCTTTTCTCCATGATCTTATTTTAACTTCTACTTTTTTATCATCCCAATTTTTGTCATATTCAAAATAATTTCTAGCAGCTTCTTTTACCTTTTCTTCCCAATTGTCCGGATATGCTTTCTTAGCAAACACCATGTAGTTATATAAAAATCTATCTCTACCATCGACTAATTTGTTTTTAGTCATGATTTGGAGACAAGGAGGACCTTCTGAAAATTCATCATTTCCTCCTGTTAATAATGTTTTGATATGTTTTTTGTTGAACTCTTCAATAGATTCTTCTGTTTGTAAATTTACTTCTATTACCTGAATAAATTGTTCAAAGGTAAAAGTTCCTCCATTTGGATTTAATGCTACTCTCTCTGTTTTATTGAAGTACGGTAAATTAATAAAATGTCCATAATCTGGAGTACCGTCTGATTTCGTTGATAATTCTGTTTCTTTTGGATATATTTCAATATTAGATGGAAGACCAAGGGTAATCAATATCTTGTCAAAAAAATTTCTTATAAATAATGCAGATACTTTTTCTTTAAAAAATACACAGAGATGAAGTCCACCGCTTTTAGATTTTACAGGTATGACTGGTAAATTATATTTAATAATTAAATCTATATATTTTTGAAAAGGAAAATTTTTATAACTATGTTGTTTATCATCAATATCAATTGCTCCGAATCTTGCCTTACCTTCTTCATCACATGGTTGAATACCAATAGCTCTTTTACCTTCTAAATGTTGTACATAATCATTGTCCGTTATTGGATATCCCGTCCATCCATAAACAGGTTTTAATTTTCCTTCATCAGATAAAACAGCCTTATCCATGGTTGCATAACCATAAGATTTTTTTAATCCACTATAAAATTCTATAAACTTTTTTATACTATCCTGCATATGCTTTCATGGGTGGCATTACGCCACCCATTATTTTTATGTTTACTTAAAATGGTGTAGACTGGCTATTTGCAGTTTCATCAGATCCGTGTTTGACTTTCACATCACCTTTAGAAACGCTCATAGCAAATGATCTAGCTTGCTGATATAATCCAGCATCTTGTACTGGACCAATCTTACTTACTTCCCAACCAAACCATGTACCTTTGTCATTTTTTTGTTGAGTTGTTCTAAGTTTATAAACATGACTAAATGCTGCAGGTGTAAATAATTTACCTGATTTAGGATCTTTCATGCTTATAGAAGCCATCATACTATTCCATTTTCTAGAAATCTTTAATTGAGTTGATTTCATAGCAATTAAAGCTGAAGATGGAGTTGAGCCATTGACAATAACAAAATGACTAGCTGTTTTATCAATATAATTACCATTAGATAATCTATCTTTATAATCAGCTCCTCTAGTTGTTTGTGTCATGATATCGCTAGAAGATGGATGAATAGCAACAGGAGCACCTATTCCTTCACCTCTATCTTTCCACTCGATATATTCTAATTTGTAATGACAAGGAATTACTTCAATTCCTTTTTCACCATCAAATAATTCATTAGTAACAGAATTGTAAATCATGCCAGGTTCTGCACCTTCCACATATTTACCGTCTCTCTTATTAACTTCTGGAGACAACTGTCCTAATATTTTAAGAAAAGGTAAAGCTAAGTCCTCTTGACTTAAATTTCCTAATCCTTGATCTGCATCATCCGCAAAGGAGATAGTAGATAAAGCACCATTTGCCTTTTTAATAAGTTCATCTGATGCCTTATTATTTTCTTGGCCCTTGGTTCTTGGTTCTTGATTTATATTACTCATATTTTAACCTCTTATGTTCGAGTTATTTTGGTTCTGTTTCCTGCGAACACGTTAAATAGATCAGAGGGCATCTCGAGTCCAGCTTCTAGACGCTCTCTGACCAAAGCCTTAAGTGTCATAGGTTCGACCTTTAACTTCTGGACAGGTTCGAACCCTTGACCTTGTGCAAGGTTCGCATAAGCGATTGCCTTGTTATCTTCGTTTCGACCAAAGGAAACAGTGACCTCATTTTTAATAAGATCACCCAGGCCGTTATTACGAAGCCAGTTAAATGCTTCTTCTTTCATACTTGCTGAAATAGAAGCACCGTAGACGGGTTTGACTTCTACAGCCGATCCGTCTGCTAATTTCATAGTTTTAATATTCATTTCTTGCATCATAGTTGGAAT